GACACCGGCAAAACGTGGACGCCCGAAAAAGAAAGCCAGTTAACAACCGAATGCGCCCCGCGCCAGGGCGGCACGCCGGTCAGTGAGGGTGAATCACCTGACGCTGTACCGGCGTCCACCGCCCGACTTTTCAGAGGTAGTCATGATGACGCTGATTATTCCGCGAAAGGAGGCTCCCGTGTCCGGTGAGGGTACGGTGGTCATCCCGCAACCGGCAGGCGACGAGCCGGTGATTAAAAACACGTTCTTTTTTCCCGATATCGACCCGAAGCGCGTCCGGGAACGTATGCGCCTTGAGCAGACCGTCGCCCCCGCCCGTCTGCGTGAGGCCATCAAGTCAGGCATGGCGGAGACGAATGCGGAGCTGTACGAGTACCGCGAACAGAAAATTGCCGCCGGTTTTACGCGTCTGGCGGACGTTCCGGCGGACGACATCGACGGTGAAAGCATCAAAGTTTTTTACTACGAGCGCGCCGTGTGTGCGATGGCGACCGCGTCGCTTTATGAGCGTTACCGCGGCGTGGATGCCAGTGCGAAAGGCGACAAGAAGGCTGACAGCATTGACAGCACCATTGATGAGCTGTGGCGGGATATGCGCTGGGCGGTGGCGCGTATCCAGGACAAGCCGCGCTGCATCGTGAGTCAAATCTGATGAAGACCTTTGCGCTACAGGGCGACACGCTCGACGCCATTTGTGTCCGGTATTACGGGCGCACTGAGGGCGTGGTCGAGGCCGTGCTCGCCGCAAATCCGGGACTGGCTGAACTGGGTGCGGTGCTGCCACACGGCACCGCCGTCGAACTGCCCGACGTTCAGACCGCGCCCGTGGCTGAAACTGTCAATCTGTGGGAGTAACGCATGACAGCAGAAGAAAAAAGCGTCCTGTCGCTTTTCATGATTGGGGTGCTGATTGTTGTCGGCAAGGTGCTTGCCGGTGGTGAACCCATCACCCCGCGTCTGTTTATCGGGCGCATGTTGCTCGGTGGTTTTGTCTCGATGGTTGCCGGTGTTGTTCTGGTGCAGTTTCCTGACCTGTCACTGCCTGCGGTGTGCGGCATCGGCTCCATGCTGGGTATCGCCGGTTATCAGGTGATTGAGATTGCCATTCAGCGCCGCTTTAAGGGCAGGGGGAAACCGTAATGCCGGTAATTAACACGCATCAGAATATCGCCGCCTTTCTCGACATGCTGGCCGTGTCCGAAGGGACGGCGAATCATCCGCTGACGAAAAACCGTGGCTATGACGTGATAGTCACCGGACTGGACGGGAAGCCGGAAATCTTCACCGACTACAGTGACCACCCGTTCGCGCATGGCCGACCGGCGAAGGTGTTTAACCGTCGCGGTGAAAAATCCACGGCCTCCGGTCGCTATCAGCAGCTTTACCTGTTCTGGCCGCATTACCGCAAACAGCTTGCCCTGCCGGATTTCAGTCCGTTGTCACAGGACAGGCTCGCCATTCAGTTGATCCGCGAACGCGGTGCACTGGATGACATCCGGGCGGGACGCATTGAACGCGCCATTTCACGCTGTCGCAATATCTGGGCGTCCCTGCCGGGTGCCGGTTACGGTCAGCGTGAGCATTCACTGGAAAAACTGGTCACCGTCTGGCGTACCGCTGGTGGCGTACCGGCTTAAACGGAGTAAACACCATGAAGAAATTATCCCTTTCACTGATGCTGAACGTGTCGCTGGCGCTGATGCTGGCACTGTCCCTGATTTACCCGCAGAGCGTGGCCGTCAATTTTGTCGCCACCTGGGCGATTCTGGCGACGGTTATCTGTGTGGTTGCCGGTGGTGTCGGCGTGTATGCCACGGAGTATGTGCTGGAACGCTACGGGCGGGAGCTGCCGCCGGAATCGCTGGCCGTGAAGATTGTCACGTCGCTGTTTTTGCAGCCGGTGCTGTGGCGCAGACGGGCGGCGGCTCTGGTGGTGATGGTGGCGACGTTTATCTCGCTGGTCGCTGCCGGGTGGATTTTTACCGCGCTGATTTATCTTGTGGCGTCGCTGTTTTTCCGGCTGATACGTAAAGCCTGTCGTCAGCGTCTTGAGGGGCGGGAACTATGTCAAAGCTGATGATTGTGCTGGTCGTGTTGTTATCGCTGGCGGTGGCCGGTCTGTTTCTGGTGAAACACAAAAATGCCAGCCTGCGCGCCTCGCTGGACAGGGCGAACAATGTCGCCAGCGGGCAGCAGGCGACCATCACCATGCTGAAAAATCAGCTTCATGTTGCGCTCACCAGGGCAGACAAAAACGAGCTGGCGCAGGTGGCACTGCGTCAGGAACTGGAGAACGCCGCGAAGCGTGAAGCACAGCGCGAGAAAACCATCACGAGGTTACTCAATGAAAACGAAGATTTTCGCCGCTGGTACGGTGCTGACCTGCCTGATGCTGTGCGCCGGTTGCACCAGCGCCCGGCCTGCGCAGACGCCAGTGATTGTCCACAACGCCTGCCCGAAAGTGAGTCTTTGCCCGATGCCGGGCAGTGAACCGCAGAAGAACGGCGATTTAAGTGCCGATATCCGGCTGCTTGAGAACGCGCTGGCACGCTGTGCCAGCCAGGTAAAAATGATTAAACACTGTCAGGACGAAAACGATGCTCAAACCCGACAGCCTGCGCAGGGCGCTGACTGATGCCGTCACGGTGCTGAAAACCAGCCCCGAGATGCTGCGGATATTCGTGGATAACGGGAGTATTGCCTCCACACTGGCGACGTCGCTGTCATTCGAAAAGCGTTACACGCTCAATGTCATTGTGGCCGACTTTACCGGTGATTTTGACCTGCTCATCGTGCCGGTACTGGCGTGGCTGCGGGAAAATCAGCCCGACATCATGACCACCGACGAAGGCCAGAAAAAGGGCTTCACGTTTTATGCAGACATCAACAATGACAGCAGCTTTGATATCAGCATCAGCCTGATGCTGACCGAGCGCACGCTGGTCAGTGAGGTGGACGGCGCACTGCATGTGAAGAATATCCCGGAACCCCCGCCGCCGGAGCCGGTCAACCGCCCGATGGAGCTTTATATCAATGGCGAACTGGTGAGCAAGTGGGATGAATGAGTTTAAGCGTTTTGAAGACCGGCTGACCGGACTGACTGAATCGCTGTCACCGTCAGGGCGTCGGCGACTGAGTGCCGAACTGGCGAAGCGCCTGCGGCAGAGTCAGCAGCGTCGGGTGATGGCACAGAAAGCCCCGGACGGCACACCCTACGCACCACGCCAACAGCAGAGCGCCAGAAAAAAGACCGGTCGAGTTAAGCGAAAAATGTTTGCGAAACTTATCACCAGTCGTTTTTTGCATATCCGCGCCAGCCCGGAGCAGGCATCAATGGAATTTTACGGCGGGAAGTCACCGAAAATCGCCAGTGTGCATCAGTTCGGCCTGTCGGAAGAAAACCGGAAAGACGGTAAGAAAATTGATTATCCGGCGCGTCCTCTGCTCGGTTTTACCGGTGAGGATGTGCAGATGATTGAAGAGATTATCCTGGCTCACCTTGAGCGTTAGTTTTATCCAGGCAGAGGCTGATGCGCAATTAAACATTGAGCGGCCATGCTGGTCGCTCAATGTTTAGAGGTTTATGAGTGATTTTTATTTGATGCTTTGTATTCTAAAACCTTCTTATTGGCGTAAAAGAATTTTGTATATGACAGGAATATAACCAGACCTGAAGTGAAATAGACGAGGGATAGTATTAATAATGCTTTTTTGTGACTGTTATTATCTTTAATCTCCTGACTTAACCATTCGGAGTCCTCCTTGTTTAGCTGTAAGAGCTTATTGCAGGCGATCTCGGGAAGTGTGTCTTTTATAAATACGTTTTGCAGACTCTTGCAATCGGCAAGGCTATAAGTTTTATTAAATTCAACCGTTTTATTTTTGAAGGATAAAAGAACTTTGTCACTATAAACATAGTACATCATATTTTTATATGGTATACCTATGGCATCCCTTACTATAGCGGATTGTTCATTGTGTATATAACATGCGAAGAGAATATAAATAATACTGGCCAGAATTACAATTGTTGTTTTAATTATGTGTGGTGGTTTTGTTATGTCACCCCAGAAGCGAGTAAGGAAAAAATACGATGTTTTTAGTTTTCCATCAATCAGCCCCTGCTGTATCATTCTCACATCTTCGATGCCTGATACATTGATTCCGTTAATTATTTTAAATAGTTGAATGTCGCGCCATTTTTTGTCGAGCATTTTTAACTTTCTGTCTGAATACTCAAGATTGAAATGATGTGCAATAAACCTCATAAGATTACTTTTACCAAAGGTAACAAATGTTAATGCTATTAATAAAAATAGATACAAAGAGATAAACCACCACGCATTAGTCACATTATCACTGAACATTACGCTCTCCTCGAATGTTGTATGGTCGTTCTACAAATGAATCCAGATAGCATAACTTTTATATATTGTGCAATCTCACACGCATGAACACTCTCGCAAATATTCAGGAACTCGCGCGCGCACTGCGCAACATGATCCGCACCGGCATTATCGTCGAAACCGACCTTAATGCCGGTCGCTGCCGTGTGCAGACCGGCGGCATGTGCACCGACTGGCTTCAGTGGCTGACCCATCGCGCCGGGCGTTCGCGCACATGGTGGGCACCTTCCGTGGGGGAACAGGTGCTGATTCTGGCCGTGGGTGGTGAACTCGACACGGCGTTCGTTCTGCCGGGGATTTATTCCGGCGATAACCCCGCGCCGTCTGCGTCGGCGGATGCCCTGCATATCCGTTTCCCTGACGGGGCGGTGATTGAGTATGAACCTGAAACCAGCGCGCTCACGGTAAGCGGAGTTAAAACGGCCAGCGTGACGGCTTCTGATTCTGTTACTGCCACGGTGCCGGTGGTCATGGTGAAAGCATCAACCCGCATCACCCTGGACACACCGGAGGTGGTCTGCACCAACAGGCTGATTACCGGCACGCTGGAAGTGCAGAAGGGCGGGACGATGCGCGGCAACATTGAACACACCGGCGGTGAGCTCTCATCAAACGGTAAGGTACTGCATACCCATAAACACCCCGGCGACAGCGGCGGCACAACCGGGGGACCTCTATGACTGCGCGTTATCTCGGAATGAATCGCAGTGATGGCCTGACTGTCACTGACCTTGAGCATATCAGCCAGAGTATCGGCGATATCCTGCGTACCCCCGTCGGCTCACGGGTGATGCGTCGTGATTACGGCTCGTTGCTGGCGTCAATGATTGACCAGCCGCAGACCCCGGCGCTTGAGTTGCAGATTAAGGTCGCCTGTTACATGGCAGTGCTGAAATGGGAACCCCGCGTCACCCTGTCATCCGTCACCACGGCGCGCAGTTTTGACGGGCGAATGACGGTCACGTTAACCGGTCAGCACAACGACACCGGCCAGCCACTTTCGTTAACCATCCCTGTGAGTTGAAACCATGCCGATTATCGACCTGAACCAGCTACCCGCACCGGATGTGGTCGAGGAGCTGGACTTTGAAACCATTCTCGCCGAACGCAAGGCGACACTGATTTCCCTTTACCCGGAAGACCAGCAGGAGGCGGTCGCCCGTACCCTGACACTGGAATCTGAGCCTCTCGTCAAACTGCTGGAAGAAAATGCTTATCGTGAGCTTATCTGGCGTCAGCGTGTGAATGAGGCCGCACGGGCGGTGATGCTGGCCTGTGCCGCCGGTAATGACCTTGATGTGATTGGTGCCAATTACAACACCACGCGCCTGACTATCACCCCGGCAGATGATTCGACTATCCCGCCGACACCGGCAGTGATGGAATCTGACACCGATTATCGTCTGCGTATTCAGCAGGCGTTTGAAGGTTTAAGCGTCGCCGGGTCAGTGGGAGCCTATCAGTATCATGGTCGCAGTGCCGACGGGCGTGTCGCGGATATCTCTGTCACCAGTCCGTCTCCGGCCTGCGTCACCATCTCTGTGCTGTCACGTGAAAATAACGGTGTCGCATCCGAAGACCTGCTGGCGGTGGTGCGTAACGCCCTTAATGGCGAGGACGTCAGGCCGGTGGCCGACCGCGTGACCGTGCAGTCTGCCGCCATCGTTGAATACCAGATAAACGCCACGCTTTACCTTTACCCTGGTCCCGAAAGCGAACCCATCCGCGCTGCTGCCGTGAAAAAACTGGAAGCGTACATCACGGCACAGCACCGGCTGGGGCGCGACATCCGTCTGTCTGCCATTTATGCCGCTTTGCATGTGGAAGGCGTGCAGCGTGTCGAACTGGCTGCACCGCTGGCCGACATTGTGCTCAACAGTACGCAGGCGTCTTTCTGTACCGAATACCGCGTCGTGACCGGAGGCTCGGATGAGTGATTCGCGCCTGCTGCCGACCGGCTCATCACCGCTTGAAATTGCTGCCGCAAAAGCCTGTGCGGAAATTGAAAAAACGCCGGTCAGTATTCGTGAGCTGTGGAACCCGGACACCTGCCCGGCAAATCTGCTGCCGTGGCTGGCGTGGGCGTTTTCGGTCGACAGGTGGGATGAAAAGTGGCCGGAAGCGACAAAACGCGCCGTTATCCGCGATGCCTATTTCATCCACTGTCATAAAGGCACTATAGGCGCAATCCGGCGTGTGGTGGAGCCGCTCGGCTATCTCATTAACGTGACGGAGTGGTGGGAAAACAGTGACCCGCCCGGCACCTTCCGGCTTGATATTGGTGTACTGGAAAGCGGCATCACAGAGGCAATGTATCAGGAAATGGAACGGCTGATTGCTGATGCCAAACCTGCAAGCCGTCACCTTATTGGCCTGAACATTACCCGGGACATTCCCGGCTATCTGTTCGCCGGTGGTGTGGCTTACGACGGCGATGTAATTACGGTTTACCCCGGATAAGTGAGGAATAATGAGCACAAAATTCAGAACCGTTATCACCACTGCCGGTGCAGCAAAGCTGGCAGCAGCAACCGCACCGGGAGGGCGGAAGGTCAACATTACCACGATGGCCGTCGGGGATGGCGGTGGTAAATTGCCTGTCCCGGATGCCGGACAGACCGGGCTTATCCATGAAGTCTGGCGACATGCGCTGAATAAAATCAGCCAGGACAAACGAAACAGTAATTATATTATCGCAGAGCTGGTTATTCCGCCGGAGGTGGGCGGTTTCTGGATGCGTGAGCTTGGCCTGTACGATGATGCTGGAACGTTAATTGCCGTGGCGAACATGGCTGAAAGTTATAAGCCAGCTCTTGCCGAAGGCTCAGGGCGTTCGCAGACCTGCCGCATGGTCATCATCGTCAGCAGTGTGGCCTCAGTGGCGCTGACCATTGACACCACAACGGTGATGGCAACGCAGGATTACGTTGATGACAAAATTGCAGAACATGAACAGTCACGACGTCACCCGGACGCCTCGCTGACCGCCAAAGGTTTTACTCAGTTAAGCAGTGCGACCAACAGCACGTCTGAAACACTGGCCGCAACGCCGAAAGCGGTTAAGGCCGCATATGACCTTGCTAACGGGAAATATACCGCACAGGACGCCACCACCGCGCGAAAAGGCCTTGTTCAGCTCAGTAGTGCGACTAACAGCACGTCTGAAACGCTCGCCGCAACACCAAAAGCCGTTAAGACGGTAATGGATGAAACGAACAAGAAAGCGCCATTAAACAGCCCTGCACTGACCGGAACGCCAACGACGCCAACTGCGCGACAGGGAACGAATAATACTCAGATCGCAAACACGGCTTTCGTTATGGCCGCGATTGCCGCCCTTGTAGACTCGTCGCCTGACGCACTGAATACGCTGAACGAGCTGGCGGCGGCGCTGGGCAATGACCCGAATTTTGCTACCACCATGACTAATGCGCTTGCGAGTAAGCAACCGAAAGATGCCACTTTGACGGCGCTGGCGGGGCTTGCTACTGCGGCAGACAGGTTTCCGTATTTTACGGGGAATGATGTTGCCAGCCTGGCGACCCTGACAAAAGTCGGGCGGGATATTCTGGCTAAATCGACCGTTGCCGCCGTTATCGAATATCTCGGTTTGCTGGAAACGGTAAACAGGGCCAGGAACGCGGTGCAAAAGAATGGCGATATCTTGTCCGGCGGGATTACTTTTGAAAACGACTCAATCCTTGCCTGGATTCGAAATACTGAATGGGCGAAGATTGGATTTAAAAATGATGCCGATGGTGACGCTGATTCATACATGTGGTTTGAAACGGGGGATAACGGCAATGAATATTTCAAATGGAGAAGCCGCCAGAGTACCACAACAAAAGACCTGATGACGCTGAAATGGGATGCACTAAATATTCTTGTTAATGCCGTCATTAATGGCTGTCTTGGAGTTGGTACGACGAATGCACTAGGTGGTAGCTCTATTGTCCTTGGTGATAATGATACCGGATTTAAACAGAATGGAGACGGTATTCTTGATGTTTATGCTAACAGTCAGCGTGTATTCCGTTTTCAGAATGGAGTGGCTATTGCTTTTAAAAATATTCAGGTAGGGGATAGTAAAAAGTTCTCGCTATCCAGCTCTAACACATCCACGAAGAATATTACCTTTAATTTATGGGGTGCTTCCAACCGTCCAGTGGTTGCAGAGTTAGGCGATGAGTCCGGATGGCATTTCTATAGCCAGCGAAATACAGATAACTCGGTAATATTTGCTGTTAATGGTCAGATGCAACCCAGCAACTGGGGGAATTTTGATTCCCGCTATGTGAAAGATGTTCGCCTGGGTACGCGAGTTGTTCAATTGATGGCGCGAGGTGGTCGTTATGAAAAAGCCGGACACACGATTACCGGATTAAGAATCATTGGTGAAGTAGATGGCGATGATGAAGCCATCTTCAGGCCGATACAAAAGTACATCAATGGCACATGGTATAACGTTGCGCAGGTGTAAGTTATGCAGCATTTAAAGAACATTAAGTCAGGTAATCCAAAAACAAAAGAACAATATCAGCTAACAAAGAATTTTGATGTTATCTGGTTATGGTCCGAAGACGGAAAAAACTGGTATGAGGAAGTGAAGAACTTTCAGCCAGACACAATAAAGATTGTTTACGATGAAAATAATATTATTGTCGCCATCACCAGAGATGCTTCAACGCTTAATCCTGAAGGTTTTAGCGTTGTTGAGGTTCCTGATATTACCTCCAATCGACGTGCTGACGACTCAGGTAAATGGATGTTTAAGGATGGTGCTGTGGTTAAACGGATTTATACGGCAGATGAACAGCAACAACAGGCAGAATCACAAAAGGCCGCGTTACTTTCCGAAGCGGAAAGCGTTATTCAGCCACTGGAACGCGCTGTCAGGCTGAATATGGCGACGGATGAGGAACGTGCACGACTGGAGTCATGGGAACGCTACAGCGTTCTGGTCAGCCGTGTGGATCCTGCAAATCCTGAATGGCCGGAAATGCCGCAATAAGTTGTATGAGCTCTAGTGTGGGCTTACATATCTATGGCACAGAGTAAAGCCTAATCTGACAGTCCACTCTGTGCCAGAGGTGGGCATTGCTGATGTCATAAAATATTATGCCAGCAGCCGTCTTAGGGGAGTGTTTACATTTCAATGATCGGGTATGATCTCGGCATGTTAATGGTTTATTACTAAATGCTTGCGCCTATCTTTATGGAGGAGTAATGAGTGGTATTCGTATAACTCAGGCTATTGATAACAATCAGATTTTAGTAAATGTAAATACTTTTAATTATAGTGTTAATCCCTATCCA